CTCTTTTCTATAATTTTATAATTTATCTTTTTCATTAAACAGTTCTGAATTGTTAGCTTGAAAATCGTCAAGCATCTTTCTAACTGTGTGCAATACTGATAGTGTTTCCATAATCTCACGACCTGTCTTTGATTCATTGTCAAAGTCTTTAAATCGTTCAAAGGACTTACGGATACTTATGTCTACGCTTCTCCTCATGTGTCTAAATGTAGTACGCATAACGAAAGCTTTACTAAATGGTTTTTCCATTTTATCTCTCTTATGTTGGGTGGGAGTCCCCGTTAAGGAACCCCCGGTAATGAATTACATTGTAGCTGGTCCGAAGAAATCAGATTGTGCTGACAAAGTAACTGTAGCTGTAGTAGCGTCTGTCAATGCAGGGTTTACTAAGATAGCTTCAATTTTACCTTTGAAATAGAACTCAGTGTTCTCAGGAGTAACAGTTGCCGCCGCTCCTTCGTCTTCAGTAACAGCTGAACCAGCCATCATGAAACGGAATACACATGCAGTGCCGATTAAGTCGTGGATAGCTTCCATGTCTCCAGCGTTGTAGTTTACAGTTACTTCTAAAGAAGGAGCATCTGATTGACCTTGAACCTGTGAAGATGTCTTTTGACCGTATACTGGAACGTTTACGATGTTAGCTGGTGTACCAACTGATGGGAATTCACGTACTGAAGGCATACGTACATGGTCTGCGTCTGCAGTACCCGGTGTTGAACCAACAAATAGAGCCGCACATTCTGCCGCTGTGTCTGTTGATGCTGGGATTGTTCCCTTAAAGATGTCAAGGTATGTGAATACGCCTGCACCCAATGATGAAATATGTGCCATTTTTATTCTCCGTAATGTGTAAATGGAATTATGTAAGATGCACTATAAAGTGCTTTGTTTGAAGGGTCTAAACCCTCCACTGTTAAATATGATGTTCCTAGCTTTGTACCGTTAGGTAGTGTTTTATTGTCTAATACGGTGTCAAGTAAGTTGGCTATTGCCATTAGTCTTCCCTGACCGTCACCGGCTTTGACGAATATTTTTACTGCTACGAGACCTGTAGTCTCTTTACTTACGCCATACGCATAGTTTCTGCTTGATGATGGTAGTACGTTTAACAAGACATACTCAGTACTAGAACTCTTTGAACCTAAGTAATTCATAGGGTAAGTTTTAATATTGTTAGTAGTCCAAACGGCATTGCCGAATACTGACTCAACATCACGTAGTATCAGGTCATACATTACAACTTCTCCCTTGTCAATTTCATTGTTATTACAAATCCATCGTCTGTGAAGTCTGTTATATTGTAAACCGTAGTACCTATAGTTATAGTATCGTATCCATCAACTACAATATTAGATTTCATTAGTGCCTTTGTTTCGAAAGACCCGTCTGAAGGTTTTGTTGTTGATTCTAAGAATACTGTTACTGCTTTACTAGTTGTAGTAGTCACTGTTGTACCTGTGGCAAAGTCATAACTACTTGCGTTTTTGTTGGATAAAGTACCAGAGACCGCTAAGTCTCCGATAGCCGCAAAAGCCTTATCTACTGCCGCACTAACTTTAGCTTTGAGTGACATTAGTTAGCCCTCCACCAACCCGCTCCCTGACCTACTGAGCCTTTAACAAGTAAAGGTTTTATAGATTTGGTTGCTTGTGTTGACTTAATTGGAGTGCGTGTAACATCACCATTACTATCTGATATAGAGATTGACCCAACAGAAATACTCTCAAAAGTTTGAGTAGTACCCATTAGTAAATCTTCATTATCAACTAAGTGTAGTGCTTGTTCGTAGATAGCGACTTTAACACGACTTGGGACTTCGTTTTCCGCTATAGTAACAGTCATTCCCAATCGAGAATCATTGTATATAGCGTTCTTACGAGGCCAAGCCAAAGCTTGTGAGGAACTAACAGCAGAACCAATCCAAGAATTGTCATCTATAAGTAAACTTGCAGTGACAAGAGCTTGTTCCTTGATTTCATCGTCAGCGTCAAACCAGTTGGCACTGTCAATACGTGTCTCAAGGTAGTCATCAGCGTCTGCGATTTCTACATAGCTATTCGTATTAAGAACTAGAGCCATTAGTTCCTCCTTTTATTTATGCGTGGAATATTGGTAAGATGCCTAAGTTTAAGCTATCCATTTTACGTGTGTAAGAACCACCAGCACCAAGAACTGCGTTTGAAGCGAATGCATTTGATGCACCAGCCCAGTCGTAACCCATTGGGTGGTTGATGTAACCCCAACGATACCAAACGTTAGTTGAACCACCACCTAAGTAAGATGCCGCTGCACGGTCTACTTCTACTGGAGTTGGCATGTTGATTGCTGTTGCCGCAACTGAACCCGGCTTGATGATGTAAGTACACTTAGCTGAAGAAGCATTTAAGTCTCCTGAAGCCGCACCTGAAATCATTTGGTTTGCACGAGTCATTACTAGACGGAATTTTCCACCGAATACTGTTGAGAACTCAAGGTTGCCGTCTTTGATACGGTCTTCGTCTACCAAGTTAGCCGCTCTCATTTCAGCCATAACTTCTGGTGAAGTAACCATGTACATGAAATCTGGTTCGTAGTCTTTGAACGCCGCTCCAACAGAACGGAATAAACGCTCACCACGAGCCGCACCCATAGCAGAAGCGTCGAATAATTTACGAGCATCTGAAGCGCCAGTTGCCGCCGCACCGTGTAGACCAGCCGCATTGATGTCCATGAAGAAACCAGTTGCCGCCGCATCAGCGTTAGTATCGAAATCAATGATTCCGCCGTTACCTGAACCACCTAAGTCGCCTAAAGCAACTTCTGAAAGTGTTACACCTTTAAGAACTGACAACAATGCGTCATGCTCGTCTTGTGCACGTACTTCAGCGAAGTCACGAGCGATTTTCGCTAGACCGTCTTGCTTAGATACAACTTCTTGCATGTTAACTTGCTCTGCACCGAATGTACGAACTGTTTTCACGAAGTTAGCAACGTCTGTTGCGATGTCTGTGTATGTACCGTCTGTAGCTGAAGACAATGAAGCAACGTTCACTGTTGAGCTTAGAGGTTTGTACCAACGGAATTGTCCTACGAAAGATTCGCCAGAAGCGTCTATACGTTGGTCAGCGGCTACGATGCCTGTTCCGTTTAATTTCTTAGCGTTTGTGTACGCTTCGTCTGAGTAAGCAGAGATTGCTAAAGCAATGTTCTGAAAATCTGTGTTTGTAATAGCCATTTTATTTTTCCTTATGTGCTAATAATAGCGTTAGTTTAATTAGATATTAAAGTTACCTAGTTTACCTTTTGAGGCAAGAGCTAGAATTTCTTGAGTTGACATCTCTGATATTGCTTTAGAGACATCAGTCGAAGGCGCTCCAGCTGGATTGCCTGTACCTGCACCAGTGTTAGATTTAACACGGAACAAGAATGAGTTATCTTCGGACTTAGAATAAGCTTCTACGTAGTCACGAATATTTGAACCTGTTGAGTGCACCCATGCACCCTCTTCATTTTGAACCAATTGGTCAACAATTTCTCTGCGAGCCATGTCACGAGACTTATCGTTGCGGAATTCCATGCCGGCTAATGCGTCATTTAAGACTCCATCACGCTTTAACTGAGTTGTCTCTTTTGCATAGACATCTAGTTTAGCTTTTGCTTCAGCAAGTTCCATTTCAAGAGCTTCTTGTAATTTGCCTTCTTCTTTCATTCGAGCTATAGTGTCTTCTTTTTGTTTAGACTCTAGTTCGACTTTAAGTTTAAGTGCTTCATCACGCTCACTAGCCATCCGGTCCATGTTAGCTTTCATCTTAGCTAATCGTTCTTCTACGATTGACTCGATGTCGTCTTTAGGAGCTTCTGGTGTAGCTGGTTCTTCATTAATTACTTCTTCAACAACAGGTGTTTCTACTGGTGTTACGTTTTCTTCGATTTGATTATCGCTCATTTTATTTCCTTTCAAGCACAGCTTGGGTTGATATATTAATTATGTGTCACAGACACGTTTGTTTGTTTGTAGTCGATAGCTATTACAAATATCTATGGACCAATACCATACCAGTCGTTTCCGTCTCGTATAGTTTCTAACAGTTCTTTCGGAGTGATTTTATTTGGAGGGTCTATCAATCCGTCTTCTACTGCTCTTTGTAAGTATTTATTATATGTCTCCCTCGACATACCGGCCTTTCTCATTGCTGATAAGGTCTGTTTAATTGTGCCTTCACGCAATGCATCAGCATATATTTCACGTAAAGCAAATTTCGCTGGAACAGCGTCACCTAGGTTTGAGAAGAAAGCATCGTGGATAGTTCCAGTTTCTACTTTATTCTTCCTCCCCCAAAGGTGGAATCTTCTAACAAGCACAGCATCATTACTGTGGTTGCCATTAACACCAAGACCTATTGACGCATCCTGTATACTTTGAGGCGAAATTAGTTTACCGTCTTTTGAAGGTGTCTCATAAATGTTAAAGACTTTCTCCCCCGTAACAGGGTCTTTAAAGTCTATTCTTGTTTGTTCTTTTACTCGGTATCGTTGTGTCATAGTTTTACCGTCAAATGTCACCCACGGGATGTCAACTGAACCAGACTCACTAACAAAAATCTTTAGCAACGTCTTTCCAAAACCTGATAAACTTACCAGTAACAGGAACCTCTTCTTCGAGTTTACGTGACATGATTTTAGATATCTTATCAAACAAACGAGTACCAACAAGGTCTCCCGTTTCGTCTGTAAGCTTAGCTAAGAACATGTGCATATCCTCGGAATTC